GACCAATTAGTAAAGGTAGCTGCTATCGTACAGAGAATTATAGCTGCTGAAAACAAAGGTGGTTCTGAAGAAGAGTTTGGTTTATCAGAAGCTGAGAAAGAACAACTTATGGGTGCGATAGAAGATGCGGCTACTGATTTACAAAGTCACTCAGACGAAATAGAAGAAGATATGAAAAGGATAGAAAATTAATGCCATTTTTCAAAAGTAGAAAAAGTAAAAATCGTAGAACAGATGGTACGGGATTTCTAACTTACTCAGATGCTTATCAGTTAATAAAAGAAAACATCGATGAAGCTGTAGAGTTTTATGAATTAGAACCTGCTATTGTAACTCAAGTTTTACTAGACCCATCAGACTTTCCAAGAAAAGACACGCCTACTGGTAATGGTAAAATGCCAGACTACTCTTACTTAGGAACTGTCAGAGCTAGATTTGTAGAGAGTCAAGATGCTGGTGATGAGATTGATGATTACATAAAACCACTATCTCCACATATGGTAGCTTATCCTCTAATTGGTGAAGTTGTAAACATAGCTAAACATGGTAATCAGATGTACTACTATCAACCTCTAAATATGAGAAACCATGTAAATATGAATGTAGCCAATAACGTTCCTACAGACCCAAAGGTTACAGCGCAAACCACAGAACACAATAGAAACTTACTTAGTGAATATGGTGATGTTGTTATTAATGGTAGATTTGGTAATGGTATAAAATTTGGTAGCGATCCTTTCTACCAATATCCAGATATAAAAATTACAAATAGACAATCAGTACCACCACAAAAAATACAAGACGAACATTACCCACATTTACAAAACATAAACGCAGATGGTTCATCTATTTTTATTACATCAGGTCCAGCTAGAGAGGTTGATGCTTTGATACCAGCTACAACAACCTTAACAACTCCTGATGTATTGGATGGTGATATGATTACTCTTAACTCAGACAGGTTGGTTTTTAATTCTAAAAAAACAGATATACATATGTTTGCTAGAAGAAACTTAAATCTATCAGCCAATGAAGAGATAAATTTAGAATTAGGTGTAAATGCATTTGGTGGTAGAATATCATTAGGTGATGCTGAATCAACCAATCCAATGGTTTTAGGAAATCAGTTAGAAGATTTATTTGAAAAATTATTATCAGCGATATCAAGCTTTTCTAACTCTACTTCAGGAGCTACAGGAGTAGCACAGATATCAGACGCAGGAGAAGTGTTGAAAAAAGATATAGAAGATATATCCACTAATATGTTACCAAAGATACTAAGTGATACAGTTTATATAACAGAAAATCAAATGGATGAAATAACTTCTATAAACGAAGTAGAGGGTGAAGTTGAAAGACCTATTCAGGTTGCTGGAGTAAGGGGATAATTATGAGTGCTTTATCAGACAGAATCAAAAAAACAATACAATCTGTATTTGATTTACCTAGAAAAGATATAGAAGTTAAAGTAGATGCGATTGTAGCCGCAACCAGACAAGGACAATCTCAAGGACAACAAGTAAAGGATATACTACAAACCATAGAGGATGCAGAAACAGCAGTAAAAACAGTTCAAGGTTTGGTAAAGACTGCTGATTCTGTGTTGAAAAGTTTGAATGCTGCTTCTAAAATTGCAGAAGCTAGTGAGAAAGCTGCAGCTATAACAGCTGCTAATCCAGCCACAGCTGCTTCAGCTGCTGTTGCTATAGTTCAAAGATCTTTGAGAGAGAAAGTTGAAAAAGAAATCGAAGAGGGAAAAGACGCATTAAACGTAACACCAAACTTAATACAAAATTTCAATAAATTTGTTACGGATACGAGAAATAAATTGAAAAAAATTAAAGCAGAACAAGAAAAGAAAAAAGCTTTGCGTGAACAAAGAAAGAGAAAATTAAATTCTTAATATTTATATATAAATAGGAGTTATCATGTCAAACACTAAAAAAATAGTAGGTTTAATTAGAGAAATAGTTAAACAAGAGGTACAAAAAGAGGTAAGAAAGATACTTATTAGTGAAGGAGCTAAGGCTATATCTAATAATGTAAATGATGTACCCGAAGTAATACCTACATCTGTTCCTCAAAAAACTAAACCTAAAGAAGTAAGTTATACTAAAAACCCTACACTAAATAAGATACTAAATGAAACCGCTCGTGGAGAAGAGTTTGAAGAGTATCCAACAATGGGTGGTGGAACATTTGATAGTACAAAAATGGTTGATGCTATGGGTTATGGTGGAATGTTAGGTAGCGCTGAAGATAAGAGGAAGATGGGAGCTTTACAAACAGCACAAGCTGCTGGTGTAGATACATCAAGTGAAGCAGTACAGAATGTGATGCAAGACTTAACAAAAGATTATAGAGGTGTAATGAACGCATTAAAAAAGAAAGATGGTAAATTGTAATGGGTGTAATTGAAAACGATTTAAATGAAGATACATATATTGGTTTAGAGTTGCCCTTAACTCATACACAAGAGGGATACTTTAGAAGAACTAAAACAGCTTTAGAACAAGCTAAATCTAATATAAGAAATCTTCTATTAACTAACAAAGGTGAAAGATTAGGCAATCCTACGTTTGGAACTAATCTATTGTCTTTAGTTTTCACACAAGAAAATACAGACCTTGAGGCTAGAGTTGAAGAAGAGATTAGAGCATCTATGGCTGAGTTTTTACCATTTATTAACATAGTGAGTATTGAAACTAATTTTTCAGAAGAAAATATGTCCACTGCTATTGTTAATTTAAGATTTACTCTTAATGTTGATACTACCTCTGAAGAAAATTTAACTTTAGATTTTTCAAATTACAATCTTGGTTAACAGGAGAAATTAAATGCCATATTCAGTAACAAAAAAATCAGTAAAGGAAGTTAGATATCTAAATAAAGATTTTTCATCTTTTAAAGATAACTTAATTGAGTTTACTAAAATATATTTTCCTCAAGCTTACAATGATTTTAATGAATCATCTCCTGGTATGATGTTTATTGAAATGGCTTCATATGTTGGAGATGTTCTTTCTTACTATATAGACAACCAATTCAAAGAAAGTTTATTATCGTTTGCTGAAGAAAAGAGAACTGTTTATAATATGGCTCAGTCATTAGGATACAAACCAAAATTATCTTCAGCTTCTACGACTGATATTGATGTTTTTCAAACAGTTCCTGCTACAGGAACTGGAACAGGAGCTAACTATGTAACTAAGCCTGATTTAAACTACGCTATGAATCTAAAAGCTGGTATGGAAATTCAGTCAGACACCGGTGTATCTTTTGTTACGACAGAAGATTGTAATTTTAAATTTTCAAGTTCTTACGATCCTATGACTATTACTGTTTACGAAAGTTCTAATAATTTACCAGTTACTTATCTATTAAAAAAAAGTGTAAGAGCTTCAAGTGGTACAGTAGCAACAGAATTTTTTACATTTAATGCAGCTGAAAAGTATAAAAGAATAGCTTTAGGAAATCGAAATGTTTTGGAGATAATTTCTTGTAAAGATAGTGATGGTAACGATTGGTATGAGGTTCCTTTTTTAGCACAAGATACTGTGTTTACAGATATGGAAAATACATCTCAAAACGACGACCAACTTTACACTTACTCTGACCAAGCTCCTTACTTACTAAAACTTTTGAAAACATCAAGAAGATTTACAACATTTATTAGAGAGGATGGTAGAACTGAAATAAGATTTGGCGCAGGAACATCAGATAGTCCTGATGAAGAGATAATTCCAAATCCAGATGAAGTCGGTTCGTCATTACCAGGTTCACCAACTTATCTAAACACGACTTTCGATCCTTCTAATTTTTTAGCAACAAAAGCTTATGGACAAGCTCCATCAAATACAGAACTAACCATTACATACAGATATGGTGGTGGTATTAATAACAACGTTAGAGCTAATAGTATTAGAAGTATTCAATCAGCTAACATAGATTTGGATGAAACAGGTTTAAGCGCAGCTTTAGCAACTACGACTAAAGCCTCTATAGCTATAAACAATCCAACACCAGCTGCTGGTGGAAGAAGTGCTGAAAGTATTGTAGAGGTAAAGAATAATGCATTAGCTTACTTTCAAACTCAACAAAGAGCGGTAACAAAAGATGATTATATAGTAAGAGTTTATGCACTACCACCTAAATATGGTAATATAGCTAAAGCTTATGTGGTTCAAGATAGTCAATTAGATAGTAAATCAGGTGCTAATTCAGATGCTCGTGTAGCCAATCCGTTAGCTCTCAATATGTATCTTTTAGGATTTGATTCAAATAAAAAATTAGTTGCAGTAAATCAGGCAGTTAAAGAAAATGTACAAACTTATCTAACACAATTTAGAATGGTAACTGATGCTGTAAATATTAAAAATGCTTTTGTAATAAATATTGGAGTTAAATTTAACATACTTACAAAGGTTGGTTATAATGCTGAAGAAGTTGTTCTTTTAGCAATACAAAGAGTAAAAGATTATTTTAACATTGATAAATGGCAAATTGGTCAACCAATTGTTTTAGCTGATTTGGCTTATCAACTATCTTTAGTAAATGGTGTATCGTCAGTTGTTCCACCTGAGGAAGATAATCCAAATGGACATCCTGTACTTATCACTAACAAATTTAAAATTAGTGGTGGATATTCAGGAAATGCTTACGATATGGTAGGTGCTACAAAAGATGGTATCGTGTATCCGTCACTAGACCCAAGTTGTTTCGAATTAAAATTTCCAAATACTGATATCGAAGGTAGAGTAATTGGTAGTACATCAGGAGGTAACTAATGCATTATTTTGTTTTTCCAGAAATAGATACAACTATATATCAAGCAACGGGTAGTGGTAACGCAGGTAAGGATGAGATTTTAGAGGTTCAAAAAACTATGAGTACCTCTGGCGGTAATGTAAAAGTTTCTCGTATACTTATCAAATTTGATTTAAGTGATATACAATCATCAATAAATAATGGAACTATATCATCAGATAGAAAATTTTATCTAAATATGTATGATGCTGGTTCTGAAGCTCTAAAAGTTAGTCAATCATTATGGGCTTATCCAATAAGTCAGAGTTGGGTTGAGGGACAAGGTACAGCAGATGACAATCCAATCACAACAGAGGGCGCTAGTTGGCAGTATAGAGATGGACAAATTTTAAAGACACCTTGGAGTGGTTCAGCTACTGAGGCTGATGGTGGTGGTGGTTGGCATACCGAAGTTTACTCTTCTCAATCATTCGTATACGAAGATACAGATATGAGAATGGATGTGACTCCTATTATGAATAAATGGTTAGATGGTACATATCCTAATCATGGGTTTATAGTAAAGAGAAGTGGTAGTTTTGAGAACATAAATACTAATGAGGATGAGGGTAGTTCAGAAAAACTTGGAAACTTTAAGTTTTTCTCAAGACAAACCAATACAATATATCCGCCAAAATTAGAGGTTGAGTGGTATGATACTAAATGGGGTACAGGTTCATTAAGTGGTTTAGATTCAACTGAGTTAGAAGACTTACAAGTTTATATGAAGAATTTAAGACCAGAGTACAAAGAAAGTTCTAAGGTAAAGTTTAGATTGTGTGGTAGAGGCAGATATCCAACAAAGTCTTACTCAAATACATCTTCGGAATATCTAACACAAAAGTATTTACCGAGTGGTAGTAAAGAAAACATTGGTGGTGATGGTGCTTACTATTCAGTATTAGATAGTCAAACCGATGATGTTATAATACCATTTGGTACTGGCTCTCTGATAAGTTGTGATTCAACAGGAAACTATTTTAATCTATGGATGAATGGATTACAAGCAGAGAGATATTACAAATTTTGTTTTAGGGTTGTAAGCGGTAGTAACACAACAGAAGAAACCATACAACATTTCGATGATGATTACACATTTAAAGTAGTGAGATAGAAAATGCCTTATACACAAGAGGAATTGAAAAACCTAACATTTTATCAAAATTTAATTGATGAAGATGAACAACAATATTTACAGAATAAAGCATCTTTAGAGTTAAGAGCTGGTATTTCTGGTTCTGCTAATCAAGGTAATTTACTAAGAGATGAATCTAATACGATTCTTCTTTTTGAAGACCCTTACAAAAATCAATTACAAGAAGATGAGTCTTCAAAGATAGTTCACGATTTAAAAGTAAACAAACTGAAAACAAATGATTCTATAAATGAAATATTAAATAGACAATTTAGAGAGTTATAATGGCTAGTAAATTAAATGAAAGAGATAAAGCACTTTTAGATGGTAATCTTTTTGATATCGTTGGTAATAAACCGTATGAAAATGGTAAGTGGGGAACTCAAGAAAAAGATTTTGTTTACTTAGAAGTACTTGATACAAACGGAAATTTAATAGAGTACACAAATTTACCTGTTTCACAGTTTATAGTTAATACATCCAATGACAACATAGAGTTTTATCCCGGTTCACATATAAGAAGTTTAGGTTTTGAAAGTGGGACATTTACAGTAAGATATAACTTTCTTAGAAAATTAGCTGGTGATGAATCAGCAGTTTTACTTCACACTTTAGATAAAAACGATACTAAAATTGGAGATGTTTACACTAACACTAACAAACTACACATAACAGATGATGGTGTAGTTTACAATGTAACTGAACAGGAATTTAAAGACAGTCCATCTACTGCCGAACAATTAGCGGTTGAAGACTTAAAATATCAGATTGATGAGATATCTCCTAGTAGAACTGAGGTAAGATTAAGAGCAAAGAATATAAACAGCTCTTACATAGATGAGTTTGTAAATATTCAAACAAAGAATAAATACGAAAGTGTTTTATCTCAAATAAGTTTTGTGGGTGGTAATCCATATGAATCTTTAACATTAACTCTTACACCTGAAGATGATGGTTTTTTGTTTACTCAACAGATGGTAAATGGTACTTTGACTTTACCAGATGTTTACAAGGTAGATGAGATAGAAACTCCGGTTAGGTCTGATTTAAACCTTATTTCAAATTCAGCATTAGAAAACTTAGAATTAGATAATAATAGCAACATAAAATTTTATGGTGACAGAAAAGGGTGGGATCCTGAATTACATGAAGACGCAGTAAAAGCTATTGATTGGGAACTAGGTTTCAGAAGTAACACCCAATTTGGAAGTGGTGGAATATGGGAAGGTACGGAACATTTAGGTTACCACGCAAAGATTGTACAAAAGGAAGGTATAGCTGGTGGTAATTGTATAAAATTTACAGATAACAATAATATATTTGAATCCTCTCCAGAATGGCCAACAGGATATCCTTACAGACTACAACTTATAGGTCAGTATGGTTTACCAAAACTTAGTGGACAAGGTGCAAAACCTGGTGACTTCATAAACATAAAGATGGACATAAAGAGTACAGTAGCAAATAAAGGAGTATCAACTGCAGTTGCTTATGCTGGTG